TTCATTAATGAACTCAATCATTAATGGCATTGCTCATGAGTATTTGTATTGCTATTGGACTGGTAAATCAGCCAAGTTAGCACGATCTCATTTGATAATGCTATTACAAGGGGATGACAATTTGTTGCGACACGTAGAGCGAACAAAATTTGATTGGTTTAATGGAATGAAAGCCTTAGGATTTGCTAGTGAAGCAATCTATAGGGATAGCCTTGGTAAGGCAGAATTTTGTTCCAATCAGATTTACTCTGTTGGCACCACTCCCATCTTTGGTCCAAAACCGGGTAAGGTTTTGGCAAAATTAGGTTACATTGTTAATCCACCAGTGAATGTAACACAAAAGAGTTTAATGCGTGGCGTTGCGCTTGGTCTCAAAAAACTAACAAACCATATACGCCCAATCAAGGTTGTGCTTGATAGAATTCTAACTTTGACGGAAGGGTCGGTGGCTCACTTCACCCGTAATTATGATGAACATATCATGAAGACGAAAGGAATCTATCATTCTACACCCGAGATTGAAAATCAGCTGGATGAGCTTTATCACTGGAGCCCAGTGTGTCAACGATTATTGGAAAACGATTTGCAAAAAATGCAGCTTGGTGATGAATATCCTAGCTGTATTTCTCAGCTTTTGTTTGATCGTGACACTTCAGCACCTCATTGTTTGGGAGCTTAACCGACAATGACTATCATGTGCACTAAACCATGTGAATTCCAATCACATGTGTAATGCAGCCGAGGACGGTCACAAGCCCGTGTAAATGCAGAGTGCACATGATAACCTGGAAATGAGAGGAAATTTGCTCATTCTTAGATGATTGGCGAGATTAGACACCTACTCCAATCTGCCCTAGAGAGCATTGGGATGCCAATTTCCAGAGACAGAAATAACTGTTTATACTTAAATTCAATTTGTGGGATAATTGTTGAAACCCTCACAACATGCCTATTTATTTAGGAGTCCAAAGTTGTTGAAAAGACTCTCTGGGGGGTCTCTGCCACTGATATACCCGTAGTGAGAAATCTAAACAAGAAACCCAATTGCAAACACCATGCAAGTAAGTTCGTAGCGCTTGTTTAGTTTTCCGACTAACGCGTATTTTTCATGCTATGTTGATAACCCTCAGTTAGAGTAAGTAACGCAACTTGGATGTTTCAGTCCAACATGTCGTCTAAAATTCAAAAGAGCACAGCTAAAGCTCTAAAACAATTAGCTAAAAGTAGTGTTATTAAAGCAGAAGAAAAGGTGCTTAAGAAAGGC